CCAGACTTTTATGTCTTCGAGTCGATGTATGGGTGGGCTATGCACTGCGAACATAAAACTCGGCATTTAATTGACCAGTGGGAGAACAGGGTATGATTTTAAAGGAACGCGGTGGTAATAACGATGTACACGCCTTACTGTCGCCGTCAGGCGCTAAAAAGTGGCTGTCATGCGCGGCGTCACTGGCCTGTGAAAAAGATATTCCTAACACTTCGGGTAAATCCGCCGTTACAGGGACCGCGTGCCACACTATAGCTGAGGTCCATTTAAATCAGTACATCAAAGGCGCTGCGCTGCCGTTAGAACGCGAAGTCGGTGCTTACGTGCTGGATGAAGGTAAAGGCCAGATTAAGGCGCTAATCAGCCCGATGAAAGGTGCGGCACTGATTACGGCGGACATGATTGAGCAGGTGCGCAAGTACACTGACTACTGCAAAGCGATTATCGATGTAGCGACTTATGCCAAGTTGGAAATGCGTGTCAATCTTACTGAGGTATTGCATCCGGGTTATGAAGGCGTTGAGACGTTTGGAACGGCTGACCTTGTTGCCGTCCAAGAACTGGCCAACACTGACGGGCACATGCTCATCATCGGCGACCTGAAAACAGGACGGCATCGTGTCGAAGCTAAAGAAAACAAACAGCTTATGCTTTACGCTCTCGGTGTTTATCGCCGACTCAAGAGACGTTATAACATCACGGTTGTTCGTCTGGTCATCTTCCAGCCGTACGCCGGGGGCGCGTCGGAGTGGGACATCTCGGTTGAAGGTCTGGAACTGTTCGCTAAGTTCGCACAGAAACGCGCACTATTAGCCCTTGATGCTTATTACCGTGGTAAAAAGAATCTGAAAGCGTCGGACTTCAAGCCGTCGGTCGATGGTTGCCAGTGGTGTCGGTTCTCTGAGCAATGCGCCGCGCGTACAAAGACAGTTAATTCTGTACTGGCGGAAGAACTGGAAGACGACTTTGCACTGGAACTGACACCGGAGCAACTCGTAGCTGAGTATGAGAAGTTGCCGTTGTTGCGTCAGCACATCGACAAGGTTGAGAAAGCTATGGCCACCGCGTTGCATTCCGGTAAGAAAGTTCCAGGGTACAAGCTGGTGGAAGGTCGTCCTGGTAATCGTGCGTGGAAAGATGCAGAGAAAGTAGCAGAACTCTACGGCGACAAGCTGACTAAAGAAGTGCTCATGTCACCTACCGAAGCTGTTAAAGTCATACCGGAAGAAGAACTGAAAGACTTCATTACCCGTAAGCCGGGCACACCATGTGTTGCAACGGCAGGTGACAAACGTCCTGAGTGGAATCGGGTTAGTGAAGAAGATTTAGAATAAAGTATTGACACCTGAATAGCAAGCTATTATAGTTCTAATCACTGGCCGGGCAGCTTCCCGGAGTAAACTTTGAAATATAAACTGAAAAGCGAGAAATCACGATGGGACTGAAATTAAATCTGCGTAAAGTAAACACTGCATGGGTTAACGTATTTGAACGCGAAAAAGACCGTGAAAACGATGATGGCTCAATCACTAAAGGTCAGTACAGCGCAACTATTATCCTGCCGTCTGACCATGCTCAAATCGACGCACTCTACGACACAGTTTACTCTGTAGTTGAAGAGGCGTTAGGCGCAGCCGCTGCCGAGAAATGGATGAAGTCCAACTACGGCGAAGGTAAGCACATGGATAAATGCGCGATTAAAGACATTGCCGAGCGCGACAATCCATTTGAAGACTTCCCGGAAGGCTTCTACTTCAAAGCGAAGGCACAGAAACAGCCGCTGATTGTAACCTCTAAAAAAGGTGAGACTCAGGTAGAGCAGGACTTCAACGTTGACGGTGAACAGATTGAAGGCGAACAGGTTTACAGCGGCTGCGTGGCTAACGTAAGCGTCGAAATCTGGTTCAGCCAGAAATATAAAGTCCTCGGTGTTAACCTGCTGGCGATTAAATACGTTGGTGAAGGTAAAGCGTTCGGCGGTTCTAAAGTCGCTGCAAGCGTTGATGACCTGGAAGACGACGAAGAAGATGAAGCACCGCGCCGCGAACGTCGCCGCCGCTAATATCTGAATCAATTTAACTAAGGCCCTTCATTGGGCCTTTTTACCGGAGTCAGAATGGAACATATAAAAGATTTTCTTAGCTATAACCGAGAAACCGGAATATTCACATGGATACAACCTACATACAGACGAGGGAAACCCGGAGACATTGCGGGATGTATTAATAGTAGCGGATACTGGCGCATACCTTATATGGGTAGATACTATATGGCCCACAGGCTTGCTTGGTTTTTCGACTACGGCGAATGGCCTGAGGGGCCTCTTGACCATATAAACCGTGACAGGTTAGACAATAGGATTTCTAACCTAAGGAAAGCAACCACAGCGGATAATGTGCGAAACGCTAAAAATAAGGGAGCTAGAACGGGGGTTAAGGGAGTAGTTAAAAACGGCAACCGATTTTATGGGCGTGTACATTTTAACTACAAAAGTTATAACGCTGGTAGCTACGGAACTCTTGAAGAAGCGGAAAGCGCTGTAAAGAAATTAAGAGAAAAACTGCATAAGGAATTTTATTGCCATGACTAGTTTATTGTACCTGGATACCGAGACATTCTCCGAAGCAGACTTAAAGAAAGTCGGGTCGTATGCGTATGCGGAGCACCCAACGACAGAGGTCATAATTTGTACGTATGCTGTTGATGACGGTCCTGTAGAAGTATGGGATTGCACTTCCGAATCAGTAATGCCGATAAGCCTCCGTGTGGCTCTCCGTAATGTTATGCGTGGACGTATGAAAATCGTGGGCCATAACTTTTTAATGTTCGACAGACTCATCATGAAGCACTGCTGGGGTTTTGATATTCCGGTAAGTAACACTATTGATACTATGATTTGGGCGTTTCGTCACGCGCTGCCTGGTTCGCTTGATGCGCTGTGTGAAGTGCTGGGCGTATCTGCGGACAACGCGAAAGATAAACGCGGCAAGGCGCTGATTAAGCGTTTCTCTAAACCGACACCGAAGAACTACAAAATTCGCCGCTACACCGCCGAAACGCACCCGGACGAGTGGGCGCTGTTCATCAAGTACGCTGTGAGCGACATCACTGCGATGCGTGAAGTCTTCCATAAGCTGCCGCGTTGGGGTAACTCCGAGTTCGAGGACCGTGTACTGGAACTGGACCAGTTAATCAACGACCGCGGGTTTAAGGTTGACGTCGCACTAGCGGAAGCCGCGATTGAAGCCGTGGAGAATCACAAGGCCCAGTTACAGGAAGAAGCCCAACGCAAATACGGCGGCTCGCTTACTGGTAAGGATTTTCTGCCGATTCTGCGTGAACTTGCGCCAGCGCACCGCATCCACAACGCGCAGAAGTCTACGCTTAACGACCTGTTGGCGGATGATGATTTACCTGACGACGCCCGCACGATTATCGAGATGCGACTCGGGGCAGCGTCTACCGCGTCAACGAAATATAACCCGCTTCTGTTAGGTCGCTCGTCGGACGACCGCCGTCGCGGTTGCTTGCAGTACGGCGGGGCAAAACGAACTCTGCGATGGGCCGGTAAAGGCTTCCAGCCGCAGAACCTGGCGCGCGGTTACTATCACGATGATGAACTGGATAAAGGCATTTCAGCGTTACTTAAGGGCCGCGCGCATCGCCGTTTTGATGTAGCCAAGCTGACGGCATCGACGGTCCGTAGCTGCATTATCCCGGAAGCCGGGCATAAGTTTGTCGTCGCCGATTACTCTAACGTAGAAGGCCGTGGTTTAGCGTGGCTGGCGGGCGAAGAAACCGCGCTTGATACGTTCCGCGCCGGACTGGATATTTACTGCGTAACCGCAGGCAAGATGTTCGGCATGGACCCCAATGACATTAAGAAAAACTTCAAGGAAATCAGACAGATAGGCAAGGCTTGCGAGCTTGGCCTCGGCTATGAGGGGGGTGTCGGAGCGTTCGTTACGTTCGCTAAAAACTTAGGCCTCGACCTTATTGAGATGGCAAAAACAATGGACGGTACATTCCCCGACCACATATGGGCTGCTACCGCACGTGGCTATGAGTGGGCGCGTATCCAGGAAGCAAAGCGACCGCCGCATCCGGGTGAAAAGGATGACCGACCATCGTATATCCTCGATAAGAAAGTGTGGCGTACTTGTGATGCTATCAAGCGTATGTGGCGCGAGTCACACCCCGAAACAGTAGCGTTCTGGCGTGACCTTAAAGATGGAATTTTAGCCGCTGTGCGTAATCCTGGTCGTGAATTTTGGGCAGGGGCACACTTGCGCAGGAACGGGGAAAGGGCTATCCGCATATGGCGTACTGTAGAATTTGATTCATCCGGTAGGAAGGTTCCAGGTTGGTGGTTGTGTATGGAGTTGCCGTCAGGCCGTATCCTCTCGTATCCGGGAATCGGCGTTAGTGTGACAAAGGAAACAGACGAAGACGGACGGGTGAACACGAATGTGCGAATAAAGTATCAAGGCGAACACCCGTTAACCCGTCAATGGACCACCCTGTACACACACGGCGGCAAAGCCTGTGAAAACCTGGTCCAGGCACTGTGCCGTGATTTACTAGCATATGCGATGATTAATGTTGAGGGTGGCGGGTACCCCATCGTGCTTTCGGTACACGATGAACTGGTATGTGAAACTCCAGACACGGCGGATTACACGGTGGCTGAACTTGAGCGGTTGATGTGCGAATTACCGGAATGGGCTGAGGGGTTCCCTCTTGTAGCAGAAGGTCAGGAGTTAAAACGTTATGCTAAGTAAACTGATTATCGCGGTACTGGCGGGATTTGCTGCCGGTGTCTACTGTCACGAGGCCCAATACGGCATGATGGCAGCCGTATTGGGCCTGTTAATCGCAATTTATCTGTGGGTGCTGGAATGAAAATCTACTGGTTTTATGAAGAAGACTGCCGAATCTGTCCGCGCTGTGGTATCGCGCATACAAAACGTGAGGGGTGTGTATTATGAGTAACAAGCCATTTAGTAAGAAACTAGCTGCGTTGGTGGATATGCCAGAATGGGAATTTATCATGGTAATGGGTGAGGGGTTCTTTAGCGACGTTTGTGCCGGGTGTACGCACAAAGGCGTTTACTATTCGGAACACGACATCTATCAAGCGTACTTCCTGCGCAACCCAGATGCGGAGCCGTTATTATGACAATGTTTGTATTTTGGACGATAGTAACCATGCTCGCACTGTTACTCGGCGCTGGAATAGCCGCAATGTTCTGTTATGGCCTGTTCTTTAAGTTTGTTGGCGTTGCCGTTCTAGGTGGGGCTTTCCTTACTTGGATTCTGCGCCCATGACCCCGGAAGGAAAAATACAGAAATACGCAAAAGAGCGATTCGAGGCCCTTGGGGGCCTCGTACGCAAATTGTCATATGAAAACAGAGTGGGAGCCCCTGACCTGCTGGTAATTCTCCCCGGCGGCATCATCTGGTTCGTCGAGGTTAAGAAAGACGAAAACACGAAGCCAGACCCGCACCAGTTACGTGAGCATGAGCGGATGCGTAGACGCGGTGCAAATGTTTTTGTCGTCGGGTCTTTCAAACAGGTTGACGACCTAATAGCGAACTATTATAGTTAGTCATACACCAACAATATAAGGAATTGAGAAATGAAACACGAATACGACCGCAAACCAGCACGTGACATCGTACCTGGCGACATGATTTTCAACGTTAAGACCCGTCGTCCTGTTGCCGTTGATACGGTGTTCGTCGAGTCGAACGGTAAACTGGTTATCGAAGATGTAACCGGAAACGTTACGGCGTTCGGGCGTAAGGAATTAGTATTATGTGTGAAATAGCATGGGGTAGGATATTCACCTACGACAACGGCGCCCTCATTTGGCGAGTAAGACCGAGGCCGAGAGTATCGGTAGGCAGTACAGCAGGAAGCTCGGTAAACAAGGGGCATAGGCGTATTAAGTTCAAAGGTAAAATATACCAAGCACATAGAATAGTCTGGGAGATGCACAACGGCAAGATTCCAGAAGGAATGCAAATTGACCACATAAATGGCGTGTACGATGATAACCGATTGGAAAATCTACAGTTAGTGACACAACAAGGTAACGTCGCAAAAGCTGGATGGCAGAAAATTAGGTCGAGTAATAAAAGCGGCTTTCCTGGCGTCAGGTGGCGAGAGTCGCATAACAAATGGGCCGCGTATATGACTATTGACGGAATAAAGAAGCATTTAGGTTATTACTCTACAAGAGAAGAAGCAATAGCCGCCAGGGTATCGGCACTTGAAACATTAGACAAAGGAATACGACCCAATGAGTAAGTTTCAAAGGCGCGAGTACCAGAAGCTCATGACCTCGTTCATGTTGCGACATCATCGCTGTAATATTTGGGCGAGCATGGGCGCCGGGAAGACTGGTAGCGTCCTGTGGACTTTAAACCGCCTGTTTCGCAACGGACAGCTTACGGAAGAGGACCGCGTGTTAATCCTCGCCCCGTTGCGCGTTGCATCTGGCACGTGGCCATCTGAACAAGAGAAATGGCGGTTCCCTTGTTTGAGTGTCGTAGATGCAACAGGTTCGGAGAAGCGCCGTATCTCGGCGCTGGAGTCAGACGCTAACGTGGTGTGTACCAACTACGAAGTTATCGAGTGGCTCATTGACTACTACGGCAAAGACGACTGGCCTTTTACGGCTATCGTTGCCGATGAGAGCACGAAGCTCAAGTCATTCCGTAGCCGTTCGGGAGGCAGCAAGAGGGCAAAGGCGCTTAGTAAAGTGGCGTTCGGTAAGGTTAAGCGTTTCATCAACCTGACCGGTACACCGTCGCCAAACGGCCTCAAGGACTTGTGGGGGCAGAACTGGTTTATCGACGCGGGCGAGCGACTCGGTTCTTCGTACACAGCGTTCACCGACCGCTGGTTTAACTCGGTGCAGAAAGGAAAATCTGCTATGGCGCGCGAATATCACGCACGCCCTGGCGCAGATAATGAAATCCACCAGAAGATGAAGGACATTAGTCTCACGATTGATGCCGCTGAGTGGTTCGGTTGTGAAGCGCCCGTTATCGTACCGGTTGAAATCGACCTGCCGAAGAAAGCGCGTCAGACGTACATCGATATGGAGGAGAAGTTATTCGCGGAACTGGAAAGCGGGGAAGTTGAAGCGGCTAACGCTGCGGCGAAGACGTCGAAGTGTTTGCAGATTGCATCCGGTGCCGTGTATGTATCGGGGCCAGACGGCGAAGCAACCAAAGACTGGGAGAAAGTGCATGACACGAAGCTGGATGCTCTTGAGTCAATTGTTGAGGAGTTACAGGGCGCGCCGTTACTGGTGGCCTATCAGTTCAAGCACGAACTGGAGCGTATCCTTAAGCGATTCCCGCAAGCACAGGCGTTTGCCAAAGGCGCCAAGGGCAATAAGCAGATGGAGGCGTGGAACCGTGGCGAAATCGAGATTTTGTGCGTTCACCCTGCGTCAGCCGGTCATGGTTTGAATTTACAGGACGGCGGCCATCATCTGGCGTTTATTTCGCAAGGCTGGAACCTCGAGCACTATTTGCAGGTTGTCGAGCGTATAGGTCCAACGCGTCAAAAGCAATCGGGGTATAATCGCCCTGTTTTTATCTACAAGATTATTGCTAAAGATACGTTAGATGAGGTAGTTGCGGCTCGTACCGACGAGAAAAAGCAAGTACAAGACATATTACTAGAGTACATGAAGCGCAGAGGTAAAAAATGACCTATTGGAATGAGCTTTTTAATTATGACCCCAATACCGGAGTACTATCGTGGAACAAGTGGCGCAGGGGTGCAAAAAGAAGTTTAGTAGCGGGTACAAAGGAACGTGATGGGTACGTGCGCGTAAAACATAAAAACAAGCATATCCCTGTTCACAGAATAATTTGGGACATGTGCCGCCCTAATGACGTTCTGACACCTGGATTTGAGATAGACCATATAAATCACATACGGGATGACAATAGAATACTAAACTTGAGAAAAGTAGTTAAGATTGATAACAACCGCAACACGACAAGAAACAAGGCTAATACTTCTGGGGTTGTAGGCGTACATTTTAACCGTTCCAGAGGTAAATGGGTCGCCGTTATCTACGACAATCGTAAGCTAGTTTTCTTGGGGCACTTCTCTGATTTCAAAGACGCTGTTGCCGTCAGGAAAGCAGCGGAAATAAAATATAATTACCACGAAAACCACGGATCAGAAAAACCATGAACATCATAGCCCCGATTCCGGCATTGCAAAAACGTATCAAGGAACTCGAAGAAGAGGTTCTACGACTACGGCAGCAAAGAGACGCCGCTAATGCGCAACTGGCGTTTGTACTGGAGAAATTATCAGAAGAGTAGAGAAAAGGCCCCAAACGGGGCCTTTATAATAAAATTAAGGGTTGACCCGATACCATCCGTCGTAGCTAATATACATACGTGTACCGGACACAACTGCATCAATGCGAAGCCCTTTTTCACCTTCCGTAAAGAACGCCCCGCCGGTATACCCGATGTTCATACGAAAGCTAGCCGGAATATTCCCAGAAGTAAAACCGACGTCCCCGTTGTTCACCCCTGTTACCGCTATGTATGCGTAATCCCGCGCGGCAGGAAACCCTGTCACAGATATGAGCTGACTGGTACCGGAGTTCCAGGTAATTGTCACATCAAATACCCCGAATACATGAGCAAAATCCCCGACATAATTTATGTTATGTACGGTGTATTCGCCGTACGATATAACCGCATTAGTGCCGGATTGTACTGAAAGTGTGGGCGAACCGGCGTCTCCGTTTACGAAAGTACGGTCTGGTCTGATTTTGGCGGATGAATTAGCTACCGTTCTGGTAACGTTGTTGAGCCAACCGGCCTCCACCGGAACCCCATTTCGTGTAGACCTTACAATGTTGTTACGCAATATTGCGTTAAAAAACGTAATATCGGAGATGTAAATATTGTGGTGCTGCCCGGCTACGGCCCCGCCAAACAACATCCCATTAGAGTTGTACTCATAAGATACGTTGTTCTCGATGATGCTGTTACGAGCCACACCATTCAGTTCTAACCAAGAGATGTTAGATGTACCTACATAATCAGAACCCAGACGAATACTGGTGTTACTGGTGAATGAACTGTGGTCGAAATTATCCAATCTCCAGTTAATACCAAGAGTGCCTTCTTGACCGTTCCCAGTTACCGTTACCCCCAGTAGATTCTGGAATACATAGCCGTAACACACTCTTGTCCTGTCAGGATAATAGTCGTTCCTGTTAGTGTAATCGCAGGCATTAGCCTCTATAACAGAGTACTTAAGGTCCCGATACCAATGCCCATAATCACGGCAACTGTTACTATAGTTAGTGGCTATCACGCATGAAGTTCCATTGTTTATAAATATCCCTCCCAGGCATGCGGTAAAACGGTTGTTTCCTACTTGCGACGCAAATATAACAGGGAGAATTAGCCCGTACTTGCAATCGTAAATATAGACGTCTTCTATCTTGGCGTCAGATACCACGCCGGCATTTACGATACCAAATTCTACCGCGTGGTTTTCCGTTGTAGTTTTTGCCCCATACAGAGTAACCCCTGTGATGACACCGGACCATCTTGAACTACTAGAATCCCCTAAACAAATAACCGCATTCATATCTGTAGGCAGGGTTCCGGTATAGCCCCCAGATAAGGCGGACGCCGTCACTAAAACGGTAACAGTGGCGGATGTCGTTTTCGTTATAGTAACTGATTCACGACTTCTCCCTATTACTGATACATTCGATGGTAGAGCAAGAGTACTGCTTATTTTATAGTTACCATCCGGGAAATAAACCACGCCTTTTATGATACCGGCATATGCTATAGCTGCTTTTATGGCTACCGTGTCATCAGTAGCTCCGTCACCGGTTGCCCCGAAGTCTTTTACATTAACATAATCAGAGTTCTTAGCGTGCTGGGTCCTCGCCACTGCACCAGTGAATGGTTGCCTGACCCCAATCAGCGCGTCACCCATAACCGCATTCGTTGTATCAGCTAGCTCGTTGCGTAAATCAGGGTCTGTCCGTGGTTTCCAGTCCGCACTACCAACCGGGTTAAACCCAGCCGGAACCGTAACAGGCAGTGTACCTGAGTACGAATACCACGTTTTACTTACAGGGTCGTAGACTACTTTATCGCGGTCGTTAACTGTGAGAGTGCCGCCAGTGGAGAAGTCCCACGATACAGGGGAAAAGCCAGCATCACGCAACACAGCCGGTAGCGTCTTCTGGGTCTGCCCGGTAACAGGGTTAGTTGCATAATCAATATCGGCACCGCCGGCTACTCCGCCGGATTTGCCGGTGATAGCCTCAGCTTCGAAAATCTGGTGCTTCTTGGCGGTTTGTAAATCCGCCAGGCTTAAAACGTCACCGCATCCGCTTGACATATATAGTCCCCTTTAATTAAAACCATTGCTGAATCCGTCGGAGAAACCGCGACCGAAAGGTGCGACGCCGTCGTATTTGTAGAAATCCGCTTCGTAGTTAATCCCAGTAATCTTAACCGTTCTGTCGTCTCCTGGGTCAACTGTAGAAACAAGAATCATCTGAGCATTATGCCTTGCTTCGTTGCCGAATGAAAACTCAGTTTTTAGTGCGCTATTACCCGTATAAATTGCCTCCTGTGGTGCAGATAGCATAACCACTTCGCGGTCGTGACTTCCTTGAACAACGGCAACACTCTGGACACCACCGTCGCGCTTTTTGAGAATCAGTGAGTGGTCGTCACCAGGGGTAAATGTAACTGGCTGAGAAAGGGTAAGCGCAAGCCCATTAACGGCGATTACATAACCGTCTTGCGGGGCCATACGTGAACCTTTCACCACACTTACCGCACGCCCTGGCATCGCAAAAATACCTTCTTCTGTTGCCGTGAATGATACCGTAACCTTTTTCAGCAGGTTTTTTTGGTAGCGGCGGTACGCGGCCCAGTACGCCTGTCGATAATTACGGATACCTTTAGAGTCATACGTTTCAGTATTAACTCCTCCTTCTGCGGGTATGCTGATTGTCTCTTTGACGTTGGTATCAGGGTCAATGTATGAAAACTTGAGACTATCGTATACCTGGGCGTCGTTAAACGTGCGCGTCCACTTTTCCGTAGCGGTAGTTTTGCTGCGGTGGGTGAATACCATCTCAGGGCCAATCCGCGGGCGTTCGAAGTCCAGAAGAATATCAGCACCTCTCCGGTATGGAGTGCAGAAAATTGCTTCCGCTATCGTAGTTACTATGTCCTGCATCGTAGTTTTGTAATCATCAAACGTATAGCAAAATTCTCCTGCGGATGCGCTACCGAAATAACTCTCAATTTCGCTCTGTACCGCTAACAGTTTATCCATATTTGCCGTTGTCAGATTCAACGCGCCGACATCCGGGTCACGGGCAAGACGAATCAGCGACTGTACCGCTTGCGTGTTTGGCGTTCTTACGGAGTCAAAAACACCGTTACCGAGGTACTTGTACGCCATCTCAGTTACTACCATTCGCAATTGTGGCTGTTTAACCTCTGAGGCCCTTGGTGTCTGTTTACGCGCGGAATGCACGGTGGTTCGGTTGCCGTAGTTAGGTGTGGTGTCGCGTATTTGCCCATACAGGTTTATGTAAGAAACCTCGTCCACTACCGTACCCTCAAAAGAGAGGTCCAGGTTTGTCACCCTGCGCGCCCGTACGCGAACATTAGACGCCGATGGCAGGTCAGCGTAGATTGTCACTCCTGTGTAATCCGAGGAGCGACCGGAGATAGTGCCCTGCTTACTATACACAGGCCCGTAAGGCGTTCCGTTACCGTCGAGTAACTGGTACTGCAACTCGACGGTAACGGAGGCCCTCAGTTTACTGCCATTGTCTTTATACATGCCGTTAGCGGCGGCGATATTCGCGACGATGCGCTCTACAGGAAGTCTGTTAAGCGTTGTCCAGTCTGTTAATGACTTATCATACGTGTTTGAGGGTGAAATCCACGCCTCATTGCCCTGTGTCAGCCGGGTAAAACCAGACGGCAACTTCTGCCATTCGGTGAGCATACCACCTACCGCGACTCTAACCTCGAAATCATCGACGTAAGTAACTGTATAATTGCCACTTACGTTAGCAACATCTTTTACCAGAATGAGATTGAAAACGGCCACATCGCCAACTGACAGAATTTCTGTAAACGCGGAATCCCCGGTTGCATCACGTACAATACCCGTTGTCCCTTGCAGCGATATCTCTCCGGTGTCGCTTGGGTTTACTCTTATGCCGTTTTGAGCTTTCAGTACCGCACCGTCTACTTCATTAGATGCGATGGTGATATACAACTTTTGGTCGATAGGTTCGCCGACGAGAAGTTGCGGTGCGCTTGTGTTATTGGGTGATGTGTATGGGGCATACACAGCGACAGAAGTTCCGGTTATCTCCTGGACTTTGGTGTCACCGTCGGTGATGTCTTCTGCTTTAACGTCCAGATACCCGCGACCGGCGTCATAGTAGCCATACTCAATGATGCGGCCCGCGTTATCGAAGACTTTATATGTAGTCATAAGGTTATTAGGTATTGTCTGCACCCTACCGCAGATATCATAGGTTCGCTCGTATGGGCGGGCCTTGTTGTTGCGGTCCGTCAGGCTGTTGTTTGGGGAGTCTGCTTGCTGGTTAGCGAGATTGTTAGACGCGCCCTTTGTTGAGGGTGTGAGTAATTTAGCCAGCGGTTTAAGGATTATGCTGAACACTTTCATCACACCCTTGATAACACCGCCACCAGCGCCCTCGAGGATATGGAAAACGGCATCCTGTTTTAACGCGTCGAAATTTTCTGTTACGTCGTTATCCTCTCCTATCTCTTCGAGGAAAACGCGAAACGGCACACCATCAGGAATATGGTTTACGACAAAATTAAGCGGCGAGTCGTTATGCCGTTTTTGTGAGAACGTCCCGTCTTCGTTACGGGTGTAGTGGATAACTATCGCCAAAATTCAATCTCCTGATATGTGTCGCGTAAATCGTCCAGGCGGTCGAGGCGCACTTGCCTGGACGCTAACTCACAGTGGCTTACCATACCGTCATAATACACGCCAGCGTGCCACACTACACGCCCCCTGTGATAGGTACCAAGCAACACGGCGTCGTAATTCTGCGGACTGGTGGCGCGTTCCAGACCTTTCGGGTTGGAGTGCCCCGCATCAAACGCCGAGGGTATCGCAGTTGGCGATGTTACATCGAAAGATGGCGTAGATAGGCCGACATCACCGCGAACCCTGCGCACGTGATGCCAGCAATTGTAACGACGGAAGTCATAAGGAAGGCCTGTATAGTCAGTGATACTCATGACAAAAGTACCCCACGCAGCAGCGGAATTTCTTCCGGCGTCATCAGGATTCCGGTCTGCCGTTGGTTGAGCATAGGTGTTCCTGTCTCTGCGGTGAACACGCCTTTTTCTTGCGTCAAAGTCTGCAACTCGTATACCACAGGGCCGTCGCACGGGTACGACAGGTCGGTGCTTACATAACGGCGGAATATAAATTTTGGTAACTCTGTATTGCTGTACGGGATACGGTCCATCTCTTCATCGAGAATGTTAAGAACATCCGGCAGCGAGAACGAAGCCGTCTGGTCCATGTCATTATTGTTTGCTGCGTTCTTGGCGTCCATAGGCGTGGCCTCGAACGTAACAGTTTCGCCAGTTTCAAGAGTAGCGGTAAGGTCAGACGTCCCGCGCACAAGCAACCACCGCTTCGAGAGAAGCGGGTGCGTTATTTCGAGCGTAATGTAGTCCAGTTCGCCGTCGGGGTTAGATGCCAGTTTACGGCGATAGGCTGCTTCTACTGATTCCTGACTCATTTATACGCTCTCTTAACGCTGCGGTATGCGCGTTCTATGTCGCTATGTAAACGGCAATAGTTAAACCACCCTCGCATATGGGCGTTAACTAATTCTTTGCTTCTACTCATGATTGCATCGGGTCCCAAATTCGTGGAAACGTTGATTGTGCAGCTCCGTATGTCTTAAGGAAACCGCCTAAGCCCTCGCCATAACAACCGAACAAATCGGGCAGATTCTTAGTAAGACATGTATCTTCCTGAATCGCGGTGCGTTCTGCTGTTGCTGTGAACGAGATTACCCAGTTCTTTCCGTCGTCAGTGCTGTCACTAATCGTTGACGTGATAAGTACCTGGTGGTCCTCAATACCTAAACCGGTATCATGCGGCATGATAAACGAGGACGCCCCGCCGTCGATGTTGTTCAGGAAGCTATAAAACGCCTGGCGCCCGAGAGAAGACACGACGAGCGTAACGCTAATAGGAACCGGTTCGAAGTACGTGTCTCGCCCCTGACGAGGTAATCCGCCCTGAACCTCGGTGCGCCAGATATTACCCCCTCTGGTCTGGGAGTACCCCTTCGACACTATAGGCCGAAGGGACATTGGGAATCTTAAAGAAGACATAGTTTAATACCCCGGCTGACCGCGAGTAGAGCGGCGAGCTTTAGAAATCGGTGAGTTGTTATCCTGTAACTGTGACGCTACTGTTTCACTGATTATAATACGTAAACGCCCTTCGTCGTCACGCTCAGTAACGGCGGAATCAACACGCCCTGTGGTGTTGTTGACTATGGTGACGTTATCACCGCCGGACTGGCCGCCGTTTTGCCCCATGATTTCTTTCATCTGCTGCGCTGTGCGGACACGCGATGCGCCCGCAGGCATGATAACTTCTGGCTTACCACGTTCCGCTATAGTTGACATCTGACCCGCTGATAACTGACCACCCTGCTCACGCGCCGAGCGGATTTTGGCGATATTAGCCAGCCCCGCGGCGACGGCAGTGGCGGCAGCTACAGGGGCCAGGAACGGGCCTACAACAGGGATAGCGGCCGTTGACTTATATGCCTCAATAGCCGATGTGTACGTGGCGATAGTTGCCTGCGCAATAGCAAACGCTTTATACGCGGTGGACGCCTCGCCAAATGCTGTTTTAGCATTAGCCGCCATATCGCCGAAGGAACTACCTAAAGCCTCCGCACGTTTCGTGGCATACTGCTCATTGATAGCATTAAGTGCCGCCTGATACTGTTCCTCGTTAATAAGCCCCTGTTCGCGGTATTTATCGGCTATCGCCAGTTTCTGCTGTTCCTGGATGTCGAGAAGCTCAAGCTCAGTAGCGTTCTGGCCCATAATCTGAGCCATGAAGTCGTCGCCTTTCTGCTGCTTTTCCTGGACTTCTTTCTGGCGTTTATCCAGTTCATCTTGTCGTTTTTGTCCGGCTTCGAGGACGATAGCTGTTTTAGCCTGTTCGTATTCTTTCAGAGACAACGCGCCCTGGCTGTAGAACTCTTTTGCCTTAGCCAGTTTCTGCTGTTCCTGTGCGTCGATAGCCTTTAACTCATCGTTGTTCTGGCGGGCCAAAGTGTCGAGGTAATCTTGCGCCTGATTCCGTAGTTGTTCTGCTTTCTTGGCGGCGGCTTTTGCTGCTTTATCGTCGGCGTTTCCGGTGCTGCCAGTTCCACCCTTTTTATTAACAAGGCTGGCTAAGTCAATTTCTTGCTTCTTACGCTCGTCATACTGCTTGCGCTGTTCCTCAATTTCTTTCTTACGCTGCTTAGACCTGTCTGTAATGGCCTGCGATTCAGCCTCAGCACGTTTTATGCTGGCGGCGTATGCGGCGTCAGCCTCTGCGGTCAGGTTTTTAAATGTGAGCGCTGCCGTTTTGCTCGGGTCAAACACGTCAGCAAGGGTCTGACCTAACGCTACGGCGTAATCGTCAATGCGCTGGAACCACGCAATAACCTCGTGGAATGTCTGCTGGATGTCAGGCAACCACTCTCGGATGGCGTCGGGGATAGTTCCCAGCGAGTCTGACATGTCCGCGGATTTGTCCTCGGTGTCATATGCAAGGTCGTTCAAGGCGTCAGAAATAAACTTGAACGAGTCATTGAACAGTGTTGCCCAATCCTGGAGCGTGGCGGCTATCTCATTAGATGCGATGGCGTCGGTAAGCACCGTCACTGCGCCTTCTGCCATCGCGGCTTGCTCACCCACGGCGTCGCCAAAACCGGATTGCGCTACCGCAAGAACAAGGCCGTCGAAGGAGTCGGCGAGGCTCGACAACTGACCATCTAAGGTCTTCGAACGCGTCTCCATCGCTCCGGCGAAATCAGTGTTACCGATGTTTAACAGGTATTTCTGAATCTCTTCGGAGTTCTTTTTAACCGTGGTGGTAACACCGCGGAACGTAAACGAAACTGTATCCGCCTGTTGGGAAGACTTGATACCGAACTCTTTTAAGCGCTCAAATTCAAATGTACTGGCGTCCGCCACGGCCTCAATCATCTGATTAAGGTCTTTACCCATCGCCGCGGCGGTGTTGCCGTAGGAAATCAGCGCCTCTTTGCTTGGGTTAAGACCGAGAGCCACGAGCTTGGTAAACCCCTCTACCGCCTGATTAAGACCATACGGGGTTTCTTTTGCGAACTGTTGCAGGACACTGAAAGCCTTCGCCGCGTTCTCTGCGCTTCCGGTCATCGTGATAAGGCCGGAATTCAGCTTATCGAAGTTGCGCTGAGAGTCCACCAGCGCACTGAACACCCGCTTAGCGGTTTCCAGGCTGACAACGGCGGCAGCCGCAGCGCCTGCGGCTTTAGTAAGCCCGTTCAGTTGTGATGTGACTTTATCGACGCCGGTTGCGGATACTCGTACTATCAAGCTAGCGATATCAGCCATGGTTTCTACCTTCAAAGATTGCTTCTAAGCCCATGATAATGTCTATCTCGAACAGGCTAAGCTGTTTTTGCGTAACATCGAGATAGGCTTTCAGGTCTTGCCAAGTAACGGATTCTCTTGCGAACAATACTACAGCGTCCTCGCGCACGTGTCGCGTAAACTTAATGTCACAGTACATCTCAAAGGTGGATATAAAAAGGGGCGGGCATTCCGGCCCACCCCGTCGCGCTGCACGTTTTTTCTTATCGATTACACCCATTGCGATAAGCGCCTGTTCGTGACCGTCGGCTATAGAATCAAACTCTATGATTTTATGCTTATCCACAAACTCGTAGGTGGCGAACCTGTACAGCGCGTCTACTTTTCCTGTAATGCTTTGCGCTCAGCGTTATGGAACGCGGCTACCTGTGTGCCTAATGCCTTGAACTGGTCGAGCAACTTGTTAAACGCTTCCTTAGAGAAAGGCTCGTCAAAGCTCCAGCCGTTTACGACTTCTGCCGCAAGTTGCCGGTTGAGGTCTTCCGCCAGTTCGTTAATGGCCAAATTGTATTCAGTATAGTCGCCGGATTCTTTGGCGGCTTTTTCCAGTTCTTCAAAGCGCGCCAACCCGCGTCGGTACGCGATAATGAAAGCACGCCCCGCTTTAACGGCGGCATCCGCATCGGGGCTTACAACGTTAAGCCACTCGCCTGAGTCTTCGCCATTTGGCAGGAGAATAGGCATCTTCTTGCCCACCAGTGCTTTCTCTTCGAAATAAAAATCAGAAAGTTTCATTCTTTAATCCTTTGGTTAAGAGGTTACTGGTTATGGTTAATGCGCCAGGCGGGAACCACCCGCTTTTCGTGTGCGACACTAGGCGCAAACTTATTCTAGCACACTACTTGCGCACCCCAATATAATAGGGTACTATTCACTTACACCAACAATGAAGGGGTTTAAAATGTCCAGTTTACCAGTTTCCTTAATTCTGTTTGCACTACTCGCCTATTTTGCGCCTTTCCTGGTTGCGTACTTCCGTAATCATAAAGCGAAGTTGGCGATATTCATGGCTAACCTGTTTCTTGGTTGGATTCTACTGCCGTGGGTATTTATTTTAATCTGGGCGTGCAACTCGAATGTTAACGAGAAGTAAGCTAGTATAGGACAAATCCTAAACACGAGGACGTAAGCATGGCCCGGAAGAAAATAACCGACGAACAGTTACAGGAAGAATTGAACGCCGGAATGAAGAATATCGATATCGCCCGTAAATACGGCATCTCAGACCGCGTTATTCGTATCCGTAAAGCGAAGCTGGCAAAGAAAGGCGTGGGCCACGGGCGCGACGTTAGCCACCTCGTCCCTGACGGTTACAAGATTAAAGGCACGTCGTCACTTGTGGACGAGTTCGGCAACACTAAACTGCAATGGGTTAAGACTGACACTGACGCCGAACGTCAGGTTGAGTTGATGAAAGCCGTTGTGGATGAGATGAAAAAAGATTTACCCAGGTTTAAGCCTGTCACTTTGGCCAAAAATGGCACAGATGACGACTTATTAAATCTTTACACAATAACTGACCATCACATCGGGATGCTGGCGTGTCAAGAAGAAGGCGGAGACGACTACGACACCACAATCGCGGAATCTCTTGCTGTTGACTGGTTCAACAGTGCGGTTTGCATGAGTCCGCAGAGTGGTGAATGTATCATTAATTTCTTAGGCGACCAGATGCACTACGACGGCATGAAGGCAATGACCCCTATGAGCGGTCATATTCTTTCAGCGGATAGTCGCTTGTTTAAAATGATACGTACAGCTATTAAGGTTATAAAGCTGGCGGTTTCGCTGTGCTTGCGAAAACACAAAAAGGTTAAACTTCTTATCTGCGAGGGTAACCACGACCTTAGTTCTTCTCTGTGGCTCAGAGAGATGTTCTATGAGGTATACACAAACGAGCCTCGTGTTGAGGTTAACCGGGAGGTATCGCCGTATTATGCGTACAAGTTCGGGGATTGTATGATTTCGGCGCACCATGGGCATTGCTCTAACTTTGCTAAGGTAGAGCAGTCTATAATCGGTAAGTATCGGGAGATGTACGGGCAGTGTAAGTTCACCTACGTCCATACAGGCCACCTTCATCACAGGGCGGTTAAAGAGACTAATCTTCTAATTGTCGAGCAACATCAGACATTAGCCGCTAAAGATGAGTATTCTAGTAAAGGAGGTTATTATTCCGGTAGAAGCGCAAATGTGATTACATACCATAAGCGATACGGTGAGGTGTCCCGCATAAGTATACCTGTTGAAATGCTGCGGGATATAAACCCCGAATCAACATACTAAAATGTAGGTGAAAGGATGGACTGGAGTGAGGTTTTTAGCTACAAAAACGGCGTCCTATACTGGAAAGTCAAATCATGTCGCCGTAACGATGTGAATGTAGGGGATGTTGCCGGGAGTTTGTGTAAAAACGGCTATTGGTACGTCATGTTCGGCAACCGTAAGTTTAAAAGGTCGAGGGTGGTGTACGAGATGTTCTCCGGCAAGATTCCAAAAGGATTTGTCATAGACCACACTAACCATGATACATGTGATGACAGAATTGAAAACCTGTCCTGCAAATCAAGAAGGGACAACATGGTTAACGTGAAAAGGCGCAAAGATAATACATCTGGAGTTACTGGCGTGGCGCGGAAAGGAGAAACTAAGTGGAGAGCGTATGCCGTTGTCAACGGTAAGCAGATTAGTAAAACATTTGACAGAATAGAGGACGCTTTCGCGGAAAGAATTTACATGTCCGTAGCCAATAAATTCCACATAAACCACGGGCTGACAACATTCAACAACGGTTATAAATAGGGCTTAGAGATGACTTCAAAATACAACCGCACAATGACAAACACTCACGGCAGCACTATGACTGTAGACGTTTACGATGTGCTACGCGCCTTCGATATCCGGGACCCGGCGCTACAGCACGCATTGAAGAAGCTATTATGTATGGGCTTGCGGGGGCACAAGGACACAGGAACCGACTTAGCGGAAGCAATTGAAAGTCTGGAGAAGTTACGGGAATACCGAAGCAATATTGATGAGTAAGAAAAAGGCCCCGAAAGGGGCCTTAGTTTTATGCGTAGGTGATACGCTGGATAACAATAGACGACTGGTACTGGTTGCCGGTAGCCTGGCCTTCAATGGACTGAGTGATTGACTCAGGTCCGCCAATCTCAGGTGTAACCGCCGTGAGTTCCGCGCGTTTCAAACTGAAAGACATAGCTCCGTTTACCCCCGCCAGAATAGAATTAATCTCTACCTGCTGCTCGTTGATAAACTTCTGAATCATCGCCATGTCATACAGCTTACCGGAGATGGAGAAGGTGTTAGCCGCGCGACCACGTTCCACGAACGCAACGCTACTATTGCCGAGTTCGAACTGCGCGGAAGCACCGTTGTCGTTGGTGATGGTCAGAGTATCGCAACGCAACGGCGTAGAACCGTCGAACACAGAAACGTCGACAGATGAGAACGGCTCATCGGCGAACGTAACCTGAGAGAAATCAGAACCAGACGGCGGCGCGGTAAGAATCTCCTGACTCAGGCCTATGAACGGGAAGCTGCCTGTCACCATCGCGTTTACGGCCTGTTCAATGGTGAAACCGGAGATTTCCACGCCTTTGGTCAACATGTACGCGTCAGGGTTCCCACACTGTCCTTTGAACCATGTCAGGATGGAGAACGTCTTACATGCGTTACCGGTTTCCAGCTTGTCGCCAGTTTTAGCGTCGGTGGTTACAGTCTCCGCTGTCAGCGTGTGCTGAATGCCTGCGCCTGTTACTACGAGCGCCTCGACCGCGGTCACGATAAACGGTTTTGCGTTGTCGCCGGTTAAGTCGGTGAACGCAATCAGGTCGCCAACTTCTACACCGTCAGTAATGAAGCTACCGGCAGCGCGGGTAAATGTTTTACCTGCTGGGGTAACCGTAATTTCTGCGCCCGTAATCTCTACCCCAGCTTGCCACGTAGACGTCATCGCGCCCGCGAGGAAATCATCCTGGCTACGTGAGCTAAGTTCGATGGCGTACTCACCACTAACCTGCTTGTTACCGGTGCGGATGGATGTGGTTTCTCTGCTGCCGTCGAGTTCGTTGGAAGTCAGCGCGTCGCGGGTTACCGCAGGAACGCCGCCGGTGTTTCGCAACGGCGACCAGACCGGGTTACTTGGTGTTACGCCCGGGGTCACTTCCGCCACATAGAATTGCGCGGTATTCGCGCCCTTAAAAGGAGTTGTAGCCATATTCACAGCCTCTTGGTGAATGCGATAAAGTTAATTGACAATGGCCGTTTGGCCCATCCGTTTTCTACAATCAGCGGCCCCAGGCTAACCGATTGAACCTCGGCGCAGATGTCGTTACGTGAAAATGACTTACCTGCTTTAAACGCCGTGTTAAGTAAGTCTGCCATTTTATTGATTGGCGCGCTACCTTTCACCGATGCATAGTTAATGTCGACCTGATAGATACCAGAGCGCTGTTCCGTGAAGAACAAATCCGCCTGCTCGGTATCCGCAAGTAGCATGTAACTTGCCAGGTACGGCGTATCGGTTGACGTCGGCGCGTCGATGTTTTCAAGCGCGACCTTGATGCCGTTGGCGGTTCCGAAAGCTACCAGCGGCACATCGAACGCTTTTGTTAAGTCCTCGAAATAGCCCATCAATCTGCCCTCGCCGCAGCTTCATTGAGTAGACGTTGAAATCTGGCGACAGTCACACGGACCATGCCTTGAGGTGCTTGTTGTGAGTACCCGTATTCTAACCTTTCCGCATATGGCAAATTATTTGTAAAACAGAAATTTTCCCACTCAGGAGATGATATAACGTAATTTGTCATCCGACCTATAGCTCTGCTCCCGGAAGGGTCGTCTGCTATTAAAACACCCGTTGCTGGCTTGCTATTACTGACCTGCCAATTCATCCTGAATCTACCCGTGTCAACGGGACTTGCCATTATAATCTGAGAATACAATTTAATCGTGACCTGGCGAACCACCAGTTCAGGGTTCTTTTTGGCCTTCTTTATAAAATTCTGAATAGACTGTTCAAATGCTGTCATTTGCGCACCTGAATAAAGTATACCACGGTGCCATCGTTAACCATCTTCTTCTCAATGGCTACGACAGACCATTGCTCGCCACCGAATTGCACCTTGTCCTCCAGCTTCGGAACGACACCACAATCCGCTTTAACAATCATGTCGCCAGCCTGAATCGTCGTACCGTTCACCAGTCCGGCATTAACCGGAACCGGAACGGCCTTTAACGGCAACACTTCATCCGCGGACCAGACGTACTCGCCGAGGACTTCATCCCACACTTTCGAGCCAGCGCGAATCAGAGATACCGTGCTACCAAATTTGGTTAGCAGGCGTGTACCAACGTCTTGCATACGTTTACTGAAAGCGGTGCTCATTCTAACCCTCTCTTGGTCGAAAGAATGTTGGCTAATTCCTTACTTGCATCAGACAACCGCTTCTTATGACCGTAACTACGTTTTATTACGCGGAGTTTTTTAACCTCCATTACGCGGCCTCCAGTCTCGAGATAACCAGTAGCGCAGATGGTGCTGTACCCCATGCGGTTACAGTAGCCGCTTGTGGGTATACGCCACCGAAGTTGCTTCCTGCACTATCTCGCATAATCTGAACGGCAAACGTCTGGCCTGCGGTTGGATTGATAACCACGCGGGATTCGATTGGGATTGTTACGTCGGCGCTTACCAGCTTAGTTGCTGCGGGGGAACCGTACTGAGTGCCGTTAAGAAGAATGCGTGATAACAGGATGGACGTTCCACTAGCCCCTGTGCGCCCTGCCTGTAACTTGATGCGAACGGCGTAGTTACCAGCGGTGTTGAATGTAACCAGCCCCGCGGCATTAATCATTACCGGGTCAGATGCACTACCCTGAGCAGCTCCGAATGCTATCTGCAATGCTGTGTCTACCGCGGTAGGCGCTTGGGTTGCAGTAGACGCGGCACGGAGAACTTCAACCTCTTTAACACCCGGAGTGGTGTAAATTGGCGAGTCAGCCATCTGCGTCATTACCTCGCGTAGCTTCGCGGGGGTAATAAGTCCGGTGGTGTTATCGGGGAGGTTCGCACCGATAAGGGTGAACATCTCTGATTTAGTCTTTGCCATTTTTTAACCCCGGTACACGTTAAACGAGAAGCCATTGTTAAGCCCACCGCACAATAACGGGCGTAAGGCGTCGTCCGCAGCGGTAATCGCGGTTGTAGCGCCACTGCTGCCGTTGTTGAAGTACGTCACTGTTACGGCACCCTCAACACGCTCGGTCTGCACGGAACGCCCATCTGAGTTAGCCCGCACCTCAGTACCAGCACCGTACGTAACGGCGGCGATTACCTGCGCAAGAATCACCTGCTTCGGGATGACATTGTTCGCTACAGGGAACCCGTTTAACGTAACACCAGTGCGAGGATACGCCAGAGACTGTTCTGCCGACACCCGGCGACCGCACATCTGCGGTTCTGCAAGCCCGACATAAGTAGCGCCATTGCGCAAGGCCACCTCTGCTGCGGTATCGTCTTCCGGCAGCTCAAGGCCATAATTAGCCGCTAACGCGCAGGCGTCGGCCAGACTAATGTAACTGTCAGCATTAGGGACGATTTCTCCCGTTTCCACGATTAGCGGCATAAATTATTCCTCTGACTTACGGCGACGACGCTTAGTACCGCCGCCGTTGTTGTGCGCTTCTTCGCTGTCCGATTGGGTCGCAACCAGTTCATCCGCTCCTACAACACCGCGAACCGGCATCACCTGCCCATCAACAACATCAACGTGGGTGTACTTTTCGCGGATTACGTAATTATCTGCCATGACCTTTCCTTATTACGGCCCCGAAGGGCCGTTGTATTAAGATACAGTTACTACGGAGCTACTGGAGATAATATTACCATATACGTCCTGAACAACCACTTTATACGTACCGGAGTCGGTAGACGCGACGGTGGTTGATTTGGTGTACGTAGCCGCAGTAGCGCCAGCGATGGCGTTGTTATCCTTGAACCACTGATAGGAATAAGGAGCCAGGCCGCCGGTTGCCACGACGGTAAGAGTCAATGCCGCCGGTGCGGTAACAGCGGTAGTAGCCGCGAGCGAGGTAGAAAAAGATGCTGGCGAGATATTTTCCATATCGATTTCAACCTGACCATCGGCAGGAGAATCATCAGAAACACCAGTAATGCGACGTTTGATTACATCAACCATTTTTAAGCTCCTTTAGCTTACAGTTCCTGCGTTTTTAAGCGCGGTCAACAGATTTGCTACGGTAGTGCGCAGTGCGGTAACATCAGTTCGGAGTTTGTTGTACTCCGCTACAAGGGCATCGAACTCGACTTTAGTAGGTTCAGCAGCGGACTGCGCCCCGGCGGCGGCGGTAATGGCCGCAGGTGCAGCCACAGTAGCTGACTTTTTAACCCCACCGACTACGCTGGTAGTCGCAGGCGTGACTGGGATATCAAAGTCGCCGAAATCGACATTCTGAAGGCTGCGTGGCAAGCCTTTTCCGGTCTTGGCCATAATTTACCTCTTAGTAAATGAAAAGAGGGACCGAAGTCCCTCTCGATTATATCTTAACCTTAAGCCCCGACACCAGTTACCAGGAAGGCAATCGGTACGTGCTTACGTTCAACAACACGGTTCCAGTTGGAGGCATTCGCCAGGTCCTGCCAGGAAGCAGAGCGTGCGACAGTCTCGGTGCCGTTGCCGGTGATTACCGCGCTGGTGAAGCTGTAGCCCAGTGGGTGCAGCAACCAGGTCTTGCGAGTCCACAGGGTTTCTACGCCACCACCGTTGCCGCGAGACGCTTCGCGCTCGTATTCCAGTGGGTTGGACGGAGAACCTTCACCGTAACCGATAGCGCCGTTGCCGAAGATGATGGAAATGAACTTGCGGCTTGCGCCTGTGCCAACTACGGTCATGCTGTCGTCAACAATCACGCGGTAGCCCTGGTAGGTGGCGAACAGGGTGTCGTTGTCAGCGTCTTTGATGAAGTCAATAAGCTGCTGCTTACGGGCCTGTGCATAAACGAAGCTGTGCATCGCGATAGCGCCCAGCACTTCACCGCCGTTGCCCATCAGCGCATCGCCCATAGTCTGGGTAGCGTCGATGAACGCGCCTGCATCGAAGCCCAGAGTAGCAGACACGTCGATTACCATGTCATTCTGCTCGTGGTATGCGTCGGTAGCGGCTACGTTGTCGTTGTACAGACCGAGCGCGGTAGCAATAAGGCGGCGTTGTGCCTGGCGCTGCCAAAAGTTATCCAGGCGAGAAGCCACAGATTGCAGCGGGTTCTGGCTGGTCAGTTCAACGGTCAAATCCGCCTGACCGAAGCCTTCGTTCAGGTACGCAACGCGCGCCATCATCTCGCCGGTTTGCACGTTACGCGGGGTGGCGATGTCCTGGTATACGTCGTTCGAGTAGTTAGGCTCAATAGAAGTATCAATCGCTTTCCAGAAAGGAATATTAGCGATATTGGACGGGCCGCGGGCAATCTCGGCAGCGTATGGGGTCGGGGCCAGAATACCAGACTGGAAGAACGCGGTTTTTTCTACCGGGTCCTCGGTCATGTAAGACGCCAGGACCGGGATGTTGCCAGTTACGATATCGCCGATAGTGGTAATTGCCATTATTATTTCCTCAGGGCTTTAAGTTGCCGTTCAAATTCGGCAGGGTTCAATTTATACAGAGCTAAACGCTCCGCTTCACTCATGTCTTTAAACGCTGGTGCGGCCCCGCCGCCTTTACTACCGGAAGCCCCGCCGCCGGAAGCTGCATTTGCTTTGATCAAATGCGAAAATGCTTTGTGTTCCCGCAGGTATTTGCGGAACTGTTCCGGGTCAGTCGTGATTACGTTACCGTCTGCGTCAACAAACTTAGTAACCACGTCATCGCCTTCGAACTCAGTCTTAACGAACGGCGCAAGAATGTCCACTGCTTCCGGGGTGATGAAGTCACCTGCGAAAGAGCCTAACACCGCTTTACGTTCGCTGCCGAGGATGCGCTCTGCCATCTTGGAGATACGGCCATCTTTCTCAGCTAACACCGGGTCATACTGGCTACGAATCGTTTTTTCGAACTCATCCATCTTACCAGCGGCTTTTAACGCCTCCTGGTGTGCGCGCTGCCGTTCTTCTTCGGCCTCTTTTGCTTTACGAGCGGCTTCTTTCTTCTCCGCCAGCAATGCTTCCTGATTAGCCTTAAGCCCGGCAACTTCTTTCTCAATCAGCGCCTGAACTTCTTCAGCGGTGAACATTTTTGGTGCGTCACCACCACCGGCTTTATCTTCTGCTCCAGCTTCTTCCTGGAACGGATAACGTAAAAAACGATTCATAGTCAGTATGTCCCCTGGACGTTGGAACCCGGGCCACCCGGATTTACATGTCAAGAATAAATTATTCCAACATGCAAGGCAACTATTCCAGAATATTCCTCACGTAATCCTGCAACATGAACACCTTCAAGCGCAGTTGCCGTACGCATTCAGCATTCTGAACGTCGATAGCTAAATCCTCGTCAGCATCGCTACTTGGCGGGGCCAGTTTGCACGGCGGCTGCATCATCGTCATATCCGGGGATGGAGTTGGCATTTGTGACGGCGCGGGACTTGAGCAGGACGCGAGCATCATCGAAAGTGCACACGCTGCGGCCAGGCGTTTTGATGTACTTAACGACTTCACGGGTAATCACCTCTGATTTCGTCTTGCCTTCGTTGTCAGCGGCGGCTGCCTTCGATTCATCCTGCTGCTGCCGTTGTGTTTTCTTCGCTAACTCAGCCTGTGCTTTCTGCTGTTGCTGCGAAACGAGATTAGCCCGGCCTTCGGCCCAGCCGCTGCGGTACTGGTAGATGCCGTGTGTGTAAGCCAGGATGATGAAACATGCTCCCGCTACGACAGTTGCTTTAAGATTCATGTTTCTCCTTTCTCGATAAGTAAAGCCCCGCCGTAAAGCGGGGCGCTAGTCCTTATCATTTAAACATAGAAACGGCGCAATCTCAGTAAATCAGTTACTTTTTACACAAGCAATAGAGTATGGCCCTTCCGAACGCGTCAGCGTAACTACACTCAGGACTTACGTCCCGCTCCGTTACCTGCCCGCGCCGCGGTCGCTTGTTCATACTTCACAAGCTCAGGTGGAGCTTAGCATATTTTTAGTGAAAAGTCAACTATTCAAATAGTTTATTCCAACATTTACGATTGAGTGGAATAACTGGAATAAGTAAATAAATAGTTTGCAGACACCAATATAATAGGGTACTATTCATTACATCGAAACGAGGAGGGTGTATGCAAGAATTACCTAGTTGTGAACGTGAGTTCATTAGCGGATTCATACCAGTTAATAATTTCAGTATATCGGACTTATTTGACCTAAGAGAAAGCGGTAGACTTTGGGTGTGCAACGCGAAAGATGCTTCAAAAGCTAGAGTATGGAACTTTAGTTTAATGCGCCGCCCGAACAAATCTGGTGAAGGTGCTGTTGGCATGGATTTGTTACAGCGCAAAGGTAAGCTATTTATGAGAGTGCGATAAAACTAAGGCCCCGAAAGGGGCCTTTTATCATTCCGGCTTAGTAACCTTCGCCGCTTTGCTTACGGCCTCTACACCATCGGCATCAGTAACTTTAACGAAGTATTCACCGACTGCATTAACTGTCAAAGACAGAGCCTCTTCCGGGGCGTTTACCACTTCCTTACCGTCTTTGTACCAGGTCAGCGCATATGGCGCTTTGCCAGCCTTAACTTCAACAGTGATAGTTGCGCTGCCGTCTGCCAGTTCCGTGTCTTTCGGTTGTACGGAGAAATACACGTCGCCAGCGTCCGCCAGATACGGAATTTCATAGAGCATACCAGCCGCAGGAAGTGCGATGCCTGTCTTATCCGCAAACGGCATATCGTCTACTGGTGTACCTAGTACACTTTCATCTTCAATAAACACCACGTTCTCACCAGAGCCAGACACACGGGCGTACTGGACTACACGGCGCGACGGCACATCAGTTACTTTGAAAAAGCCCATCATTAGTCCCTTTCAGATAATCAGCAACACGTTTATCGAGTTCCGCCATCTGCTTAAGCGTGAGCGGATTCCCGAAACCATCTACAGATATTACGCGAAACTCTTCCGGCGATATACCGCTGTTACGGAAAATCTTACCGCGAACAGGTCCTAGAGCCTGGTCCTGAAACCATGCCGGTTGTTGTTTCAGGAACTCGTAATAAGTGGTGTCTGCGCTTACCTGAGTACCGCCTTCCGCGCCCTTAGCCGCCCGCTTAGCCCCCTCGTCGAGAAAGTCCAGGAAGTCATCTTCGATTACCGGGATAGTGGTACTGCGACAGTTTGGGTGTGCAGGGGGCATAGGCCCTCTACCTACGTCATATTTCTGGCCGTCGCGCGACTTACATACAGTCGAAGTGCGGCTGTCGAGCGTAGATACCCACTGATATTTGCTCACAATATCGCTGTTGCTGTCGTACACAGAATCTCGCGCCGTGTTCGATACGTGGCTCACTGCTGTTCGGACTACCGTCATTACGTTGCGCTCAGAGATATCAGCCAGGCCGCCAGGGCCCGCAACGGCAGAGACAATCTGGCGGGTTGTCTGTCCCTGCACAAAGCCGGTCTGTACGCCGCGGACAAGGCGGTTACGCTCAGTCTGGGCCCAACCGGACATCAGGTCCATAACGCCAACAGGTGCGTTACCCAGCGCCAGTGGTGCGAACTTGATACGCGACCACAGTTCTTCTGCCGTAGGTCCAGTAATGAACGTTTTCGGCTTCGTGTTGGCCTCCAGCGTATGGATAAACCACTTATTCTCGTAGTCGGCAATCTCGCGCAGGCTCTTCTCTATCGTGCTCTTCCAGTCGCCGGTGACGTCATCCAGGACGCCATCCAGGCTTGCCAGCATTTTATTCAGCTTCTTCACTGTTCGCGCGTCGTCACCGAACTTAAGCACCGCGTCGCGCACCTCAGCCCGCATCTTATTGACGAAGGGGACGGACAGCGACGCTGTTTGCGTTCCGAGTCTCTGTAGCCATATTTGATGGCTGATAATCATCTGTGATAGCTGGCTCATTGCTTCGCCTCTTCATCCTGCTGCGCTGTAGACGGAATCTCCCCGGTAGTCTGTGTAGCCAACGGCAGAGGCGCATCCTCGATAGCGTTCTGAATGTCCTCGTCGGTCCAGTCAGTCACCCCAGCCTTGCGCAATGCCGCGTAGTAGGCAGTAGCCGGTAACAGGCCCGCGTTAATATCGGCCATCCACTGAGCACGGTCCTGGGCGGTCATCGGTTGCAGGAAGAACTCCATATTCAGCTTGAATTCAATCTCTGTGTCTTCGCGCAACCCTAGCATCGCAGCCGCCCAGCGCAACGCATCGGTGTACGCCATGCTTACGTTACGTGCGATTGTTGCCATAACTGATGTGTCAGCGCCGCGTTGCAAGCGGGCCGATTCAGCGGTGATTTGCTGGGTAGGGGTGATAAGCTGTGCACCAATCTGGATTGCCTGGTTCTCTTTATCCAGCATATTCTGTTTGGCAAGGTTGTTCGCTCCTGCCTGAACCAGAAACGCATTGCCGCCGTAACCGATGTTATGGCCAGAACGCGACCCCATGCGGACACCGTGAGGGTTGGCCTCTTTCCACTGTTCCATACTCATGTTCTCGCCCGGGGCGATGAACAGAGTGGGCTGGCCCGCAACGAAGCTGGACTCCTCATTGTCTGCGCTGTTACGGAAGTGCCCAATATTAAGCTCAGCTAACGGCAGCAAAGGCGCATCGTCGATGGTGGCGTCGTTGTTGCTTGCACCAATAAACGTGAATGGGATTCTACCGTGCAACTGTTCACCAAGTTCCGGGAATATTTCGATTACTTCATCCTGAGCGCCACCTTCGGCATCGAAGCGATATATTCGATGGCGGTAACGCCCGTCAATCAAATCGAGAACGCGGTATTGTTCACCAAACTTAGTTTCGAACTCTGCGCCCGGTTCTGAGTACTCCCATACCTCACGCAACACAACCATAGTCACGCGGTTAACTGAACCGACGCGGGTAAGTCGCCAGTTGATAATGTTTTCCGCAGTGTAGAATGCGATGACCGGGTTTAATAATCCCGCGTTCTGTTCGGCTGCCGTTGCCGCAGCTGTCTCCGGGGCATCAACCAGCAACCCACCACGGCCCACTGAGTCAATCTCCATTAGCGTATCCTGCGCGTGCTGCCACAGCCCGACACCGGAACCGTCGGCATTACGTAACAGGTACTCAAGTTCAGGCGGGATAATCTGTTCAGGGTCTTTGCGCATGACACTGCCGACCATCCCCGCCAGCGTTCGCTTGGTGAAGTTGTAGCAGATAGCTCCGTTCTCGTATTCTTCCTGGCGCTGTGCTGCATAGGTAGGGTCAGGCTCGTTCTTCCCTACGTCGTGGAGATAGCGAATAAGGTCGCCTTCCAGCGCGTGACGCACTTTCTGCCATTTATTGAAGTGATGCAGCCATTCTCGGTGTTTTGTCTTAACACCCTGATTCTGACCGTTCATAGTTAACATTGAATAATCCTCTTAAAGTGCGAAAGTCACCGGGATGTTGATTACTGGTTTAACCACCGGCATCTCGTAAACTACAGGATAGCCGAGAGCATCCGCCATATGGTCAATGATGCCATCTTTAGCGGGCTCCCCGTTATCATCGTATGCCTGCTGCTCCAGCGTCTTGGCTATCTCAGGGCATAAGTGGTCATTAACCCACAGCTTACCTTTTTCCAGCGCGGTATTCACCGCTAAAACACGGTCTTTAACTGGGGGGTTGGCGGATTTAGCGCGAACGTCGAACCCGGCCTGCTGGAGTAATGCGATATCAGAGATTGATGCTGAGTTGGTTTTGCGGTTCTTGCCGCTGGCATCGGGGTAAACGACGATGCGGTGGCCCTGCGATTTCCACTTCTCAGTAATTACACGCACGGTGTCTGGCGTATCGAACAGGCCCTTCAGTTCAGCAACCGCGTGCCAGCCGTCTTTACGCTGCACGTACACAGCGCTGGCGTTCTTCGTAACGTTGAAGTCCTGCCCGATGTACAGCGTGTCGCCCGGATGAATTGTCTCTTTGCTGCGGTGCTTACGGCGGTCGTACGCGTAATACACGCTGCCGGAGGTAAGGTTGACGAACTCACCGTTCAGATATGCGTTAATCAGTTGCGCCGGGTAAGTCTCTGTAAGCGAGCTAATGTAATCCGGCGGCAGGAATCGCGCGTTCTCGTGTGTAGAAGCCTGCACCATTGAGTAACTCGGCGTCGGGTTCTCTTTGAACTTGGCGTAGACGAACTTGAATCCTTCCGGTGTCGTGGTGACAGAGATGTGGTTAGTTACGCCAGGTATAACCAGACGCATACGGGCCACAATTTTGTTCCACGCCAGCTCAGCTTTCTCGCGGCTCAATACGTCCAGTTCATCCACTACCGCAGCCGCGATTTTGAAGCCGACTATCGAACCGGGGTTATCCATCGAACGGCAGATAACAGTTCCGAGCACCGTCTTACCGCGAGTAACCACAACCTCTTTGTCGCCGGATTTAACCAGCACATCAAGGCCAAGCAGGTTAGCCGCTTCCTCGAATGTCGGGTAGAAGATGTCGCGTATGGCCGGGTATGTCGGGCCGAAGTAGCCCAGGCGCGTACCGGGGTGCTTAAGCATAAACGTAAGCAGGTCGAGACAGCCGACAAATGTTTTGCCGCTTCCGAAGCCGCCGACGTATGCTTTGTATTTATTGTCACAATTCAGGAACAAAGCCTGTGGCGCGGATAGCTGAATACTCATTCCTCTACCTCGCCCATATTCGTTGTTACGATTTTACCTACAGGCTCCGCGACACTGAAAATAATCTCAGTCGGTGCTGTCTCTTCTGTAGATTCAACTGGTTTCTCTTTACCGAGGCCCAGCTTCGCGGCAGCAAACGTAGCGGAGATACCCGCGGCCCCTGTCTCAGTGAAATACGCCTCTTCCAGCGCCTGTGCTGTCTCATATGCTTCTGCAAAAGCTGGAATCTCACGCAGCCACAGCTTGATGATCGGGATAGTGACGCCGATGTGTAAGGCGAAGCGGGCCAGCGACGGCGGCTTATCCTGAATCAGCGGGCGTTCGTCACCCTTAGACGTGGGCACAAGTTCCCATGACGTGCGGTCGAAGAAACGAATCAGTTCGTCGCAATAGTCCGGGTCCCACAATGCGGCGGAATTACGGGATGATTGATAAAGGCTCTGTTTACCGCGTGGTCGCCTACGGCGACGGTTTGCGCTAACAGCTTCTTCATGCGCAGCTTGCACCACCTCTGGCGATGGCTGCTTGAGTTTCAGCTTCATAGAATCCCCTTGCATATGCGTCTGACCATCAGAGCGCACCAGACGCGCCCTACGCGTCTAAAGGGATTATATAAGGTGATTGGGCGGGATGTACAGAAAAGCCCTCCGTAGGGGGCTTGTATCAGTTGTATAAGCCGTGACGTGGTGCTCTTTTACCATCGCCGCCGTAATGGTCGTTGGTTACGGGAATGGCCCAGGCGTTAGGGATTATTAGTAATCTCATTTGAAAAACCACAAAAGGATGCCCGCGATACCAGAGACGTATAGTCCGCCAACAATCATCCATAATTGAAGCTTAGGTAGTTGCTTCACTACGGACCAACTTGATATAAGCGCCCATGCGAACGCCATAATAAATACATTATTTCCAAACCGGCTAAGAAACTCTAAAACCTCAATCATTCCTCACTCTCCTCTTTAGCGATGCGTTGCTCTGTTTTAGTGATACCACGGCGCGTGAATAACACCGGGCTTGTCTTAACGTGCGTCATCAGACGATTGTTATAAATTACGTGGCGCTCGCAATTAACGTCTTTGCTGTACTTCGCAATCGTCATTTCGTTGATGCCGGTTTGTCGGCATGTCTCGGCCATCGTGCCAAATTCTTTAATCAGGTTAGGAATGCTGGTAATCATCCTAAGAAATTCCTCGTTGTCCACATCGCATTAGGATATTTGTTATCGCGGTCCTGCACTACGGCAATCATGTTACCGCGTTGCACGAGGCAGAAGTGCCGCTGTTGCTCACCGTTGTATCGACGCCAGATTGCTTCTTCGATTGCTGCGTTGATGTCACTGAACACACCCAATACCCCACATAACTAACACACCAACTGCTACGCCAATCAGAATTGATACCGTTGTATTCATCCATGCCCTCTGGCTACGCAACGTTTCTGAGTTCTCCAGAATGTCACGAACACGCGTTAAGTGTTCAATCTCCAGTTTCGCAGCGGTTAGTTCCTGGGTCGCTTTTGAATACTTACCGTTAATCTTACCAAGCGCCTTCTTAAGGTCTTTGTTGTTCTTCTTGAGTTGATCAATCTGCCCCATAATCACCCCACTATCTCATCACCGAGCCACGCCGTTTCTCGTATATCATCGACCACACAAGCGGCGTGCTCACGGCTAATTGCAAAAATGTAGAAGCTGAACTTCTTCCCGTCGGCGTCTATGTGGTTAACCGAGTAAGGCTTCCACAGGGCGCCATCAATTACTACTGGTTCAGGCGCTTTCATTCTTCATGCGCTCAAGCAACAACTTAAACGCCTCCAGTTGAAACTCACCGTTAATTGACAGTTGCCGGCCTAACGTCTGTTTCTCCGACTCAAGCACCATAATACGGCGCTCGAGCGATGCGATTGTGATTTTAGGCATTGGTATCACCTTTGTTCAGGTTGAAGCGGTTAATAAGTTCACGACGTGTCTCGTAAAGTGACTCAACCATTTGCTCGGCTACAGCGATTTTAGTATTCAGGACGTGCATCACGTGGCTAATGTCTACACCGCTATTAACGGCCTCAACCATCATCTTTTCGTATTCACGGTCGGTCATATGCTTACGCCTCAATTAATCAAATAGTAAATATCATCACGGGCGAACTCATCCGCGTCATCCTGGCAGTCGATATCGTAGTCGCCGTCGACCCACTCAATCGCCATTACTCGCGCTAACTGTCGGCGCGTCCGCTTGTTACTCTTTAGGTCTGTAAATATCTTAAGTTCTTTGTCGTACGCACGTACCATCATCTTCATTTTGCTTTTCATTTCTTCTCTCCCCACATGCGATTGAGATACTTATTCTTGTCCGGCCCCGGGAAACTGTTACGTTTCATCAGTTCCTCGCGTGTCGGGAACGGGGTGTTATCTACCTTGCGCCTTATCCATAAGGTCTGTATTACGAGGCCGTGTTCGCACATTTGTTCGCTCATTTCTTCTCTCCTGCATAAGCTGCTTTCAGTGTCTGCATTGCCGCGGACCAGAACGCGTCCGCCGGGATACTGTTGCTCTGGTTACTAACAGCGATTCTCGCCATAAGTTGCGCGTCTTTGAATGCTTCGGTATCTCTGATTTTCATCTTCTCTACTCCGTTCTCGTTGTCGATGGAGTAAATATAATAGGGTCAATGGTAATAGTCAACTAGTCATTACAGAAAATAGATAAAAAAAATCCCGGCTGGGTCAGGGCCGGGATAAAACTGGAGAGCAGAGGGATGGAACAGGAGGTGATTTAAGTATCGTCGGATTAGTCTCAGGTGTCAACCTTTGCGAAACGCATCGATAGCACCCCAGAAAGCGCCAACTACAGCACCAGCTCCAATAGCCAGGAAAATGAAGTCAAACTCTGTCATTTAACAGCCCTCCCGATAGCCTCAGCCTCTTGCCACGGTTTACCGTCGAACAGCGCCAGACGCCCGGCGGTCCGGCGACGCAGGCCGAGAACAGGCTCGAGTTTGCCCGTTTTCGGGTTGCGTTGGTTGATGAACTGGCTCAACTTATGCCGTAAGGTGGAGATGTCTCCCTGCCGTAGTGCCTTACCGGTTCCGGTGTTGGCCGCGATAACGCCGGGTCCTGCGTTGAACACCAGGTCGACAACGGCATCAAACTGGGCTTGGGTCAGTGAGGGGTGTGCTACCTCGTCGACTGCTTTCACAGCCCACCGCATATCACGGTTCAGCAACAGTAGCCCCTGACCCTCAGTAATCTTCTGTCCTTCATACACATCCGGCCCGGTATGACCCCAGCCTATAGTCCAGTATTTTTCGTTCTTTGTTGCTTTGTATGCAGTTCCGCGGAATCCCTCAAACGCGGCGGTAAAATGCAATCCATTATCTGAAATGTTTCGAGACACGCTTATGTCCTCCGTATGACAGCCACGCCTGACGAATCTGTCGCAGCGCAACTAATGCGATTAATGTCTCCGGCAGCGTCGGTGACATGCTGCCCTGTAACAGGTGGATACACCCGGCGGCACAGACGATAGTGGTCAGGATATAGAGCACCCGGCCAAATAGACCGTCGTCCACGCCGGGGTGATACACATTAAACAGCGATGTGCCTCCGATTGCCAGCATACCGCCGAACCAGAATAATTCATTCATCTGTGCCTCCTCGACGCGCGATGTATTCTCCGGCGACGATACCGGAGAGACGGGAATAGATAGGCATCCAGAGAATAGCAATAATGAAGCCCAACCCGGCTATCTCGCGCTCGCCCGTGATACCGAACCATTGAGATGCGAGAGGTGCGCCAAATACGGCGCAAGTGAAGCCAGTTGCGATAAAGCAGAAGCCGTCGATAGGGCCGGAAATAACGGACTTATGTTGTCGTAGACCGATTACCCCACCAGCTAGAGCGGCAGCCAGAAGCCACCCCGTCACTGTTTCAGTAAATTTATCCAAGATGAATCCTCCAGGTGCGTATTAAGTATGCAGTAACTGGAGGATAGCACGGTTAGGAATTATCTTAATAACGGTTTATTTATGACGCCAGATGTATTGTCGTCTCTGTGGTTTCGATGGAATATCATCGTATCCCAACGACTTCCAGTAATTAAATAGCTTATTAGCGATAACTGCGCGTTCCTTTGTTTTGAACTCACCCAGATTCACGGCCTTCCCGTTCTGGAACCCGCAGGCGCGTACAGCTTTGCGCCTGGCCTGAATCTCGGGGTACAGCGCGTTACCTCGGCGCTTGTATATCTGTGTTTTAGCTCTCGGTGACAGCGGCACAAGGCCGCTTCGTTTCAGGATGTCAGTTGCTAGCGACATCATTTCTCCTGTTTACCAAGTCGCTTAGGTGAGCAGATAGCGCGTACCTCTGAATCGTTAGGCTTGTCACCCTGAAACAGGAAGTGCGCGTTCTCTGCGGCGCGTGCCGCTGACTGGCACGCCTCCATTGAGTAAAACGTTTCTGATGCCGCGAGATGCATCTGGCCCGCAGACAATACCCAGATAAATAAGATGCTGGTCATTCGTAGTGAACCTCTTTCTCTTCTCCGCAAAGTCGGCACTTATTAATCTCTGCCCCAGCGGAGTACTGCACTACCCTCCAATCATGCTCGCATTCCTGCGTATCTTCTTTTTGACGGTCGGGACTCTTTAAGCCGCATATTCTGCACATCATCGAAGCACCTTTATCGTAAAAGTACCATTCGTGCTTGCATTCCGGCACGTCCTCTTTACGGCAACCAGATTGCTCACCTTTACGGATAAGTTTGTATGCCTCCACATCCCCAGTAGCTCTGGCCAGCGCCTTATGCAACTCCTTAATCTGCGCCGACGCATCACGTAACTGATTCTTAAGTGACAGCACCTCATGCGCCAGGTCTTCGCACTGTTGCTTGTAAGGGTTGTTAGTTACCTGCTGCCGTAGTTGGTCAATCAGATACTCGAATACTTCGTTTTTAGTGCTCATATTCTTCGCTCACCCCGTTATAGACGCCGTTGTAATCCCCGTCGCAAATGAACGGGTAGAGCATATCCTCGTACTCGTCCTGCAACTCACCCAAAGTTACTTCGCTATAATCTTCCATCTTCTGTCTCTCCTCTTGTTCGTGTAAATGAATAGTAGCCTATTCTATCTTAGTGTGCAAGTACATTTTATTGGGGTTTGTATTGTTGCATCTCCTGCAATAGTCGCTTCTATTGTTGCGTTTGGTGAAATAGAACAAAAATGAGAAAAATGATACGCTGCTGTGTAGCAGCGTAAGTCACTCGGTAAAATCCCAAACTATTGAACATCACACTTCCGGCGGCTCTGGTAACGGCATCCAGTGAGAAAACACTTCCTGCGCGTGTTCCCCGTAGTCCGCACGGAAATCACACCAAGTTACCCCATCCCACTCGTACACATTGTTCTGGACCACGCCACCCATACTACTGACGACCAAAACTGGTTGACCTAGCCCCGACATCCGCTCACTACACTTAACCCACTTACTCATATCTCACCCCATATTCATCGCAGTTCGCACACCAGCTTTCCACGCCCGCCACGCGAGACGGGTCTTAACGTTCAGGTACTCTTTCTTCGAACCCTTGTAAACCGGCAGACCCTCGACGATGGCCCAACGCTCAAATGCTTCTCTCATAACTTAGTCCTCCAGAACCTCACATTCACAGGAGTGTACAACCACATATCAGGCGTCACATTCAATAATGAACATATCGGAACCGGCCCTGGAAACCTCAAACACATCACCAAGGGCGACTCCCCAGTAACTAAGCGACAAATCGTCGCCATCGCGCGGGTCCACATAATCAACATCAGTTATACGAATTCTCATTAACGGCAACCTCCCTCAGAGTCGTCGGCACGGGCATCATGATTCGATGCCGTTCTCATAAACAACTTACCTTTGCGATGTAACAAGTCCATCGTTACCGCACCCGCCCCTGACTTATTAGGGCGACGCAGTAGGCTAAAATTCCATACCCTGGCCTTTGTTACGTCTCGGGCGTTACACACCCACAGAGCACCTTTTTCTCTTAGTTCCAGCAAATCAGAAATGTTGAAATTATTTACAGGGATAAACCAGCTAATGAACTGGCGTTCACATTGAGGTAATTCTCCCATCACTTCGCCCCTTTGAATTTAAAATTGTTGCCGATAAGCTGTAAATTATTGTGATGAACATAACCACGTTTCTTCCGTATAAGGCTAAATACGGCGACAACACCATATTCATCCTCGTCTTTGGTAACTATTACGTGTTGCCGGCTGCGCTTTGTTTTCACCAACTGACCCTTCTTAAACATAACCCTCACTCCTCAGTCTCGTTTCGATAAGTGAATAGTATCCTATTATATTGGGGTGTGCAAGAGATTAGTTACGTTGCCGTTGTGATTCTTCAGGTTGGGTTGTGCCGTAGATTCTTATTACTTGGTAACTAAAGGGCAGGCTTTAAGCCTGCCCAATAATCGTTACATTTTTACGGTTGCGAATCTACAGCACATTAAGAAACTTAAGGAAAATTAGTTACTTATGTAACTTAGGGGATTTTTGCAATAGACCAGTGGCCTTCCGGACGCGTCAGCGAAACTACACTCAGGGCTAACGCCCCGCTCCGTTTCCTGCCGTGACACGGTCGCTTGTTCATACTTCACAAGCTCAGGTGGAGCTTAGCACATTTTTAGTGAAAAGTCAATACGTGTAGCATCTTTTGTATCTTAGTAACTTTGTTGTTGCTTTTTGCTTGAAGTACCATTATCTTGGGTACTTCAACAACCGAGGAGTATTTAGATGAAGATTTGCCAGATGTGTAGGAAAGAAAAAGAAGAGGGTGCGTTCCTTAAACGATATGACAGAAAAGGCACACGCAGTTATTGCCGTGAATGCTTCAATGCCTACCGTAAACAGTTAAGAGAGGCTAAAAAGAATGCATAAATACTTAGACGAGTTTCTGAAATCGTTAAATCTGATATTAGCCGAGAGCCCGGGAGCGTCACTACATGACATTAAATCGGCAATAGAACTCGACGGGCCGATTAGCGCGACGGTTACCTTATTGGGTTATTTAGGGGAAGTAGACCGTGTTTATGATGGGAGTAAATATCGGTATTGGGTTAAAGGTGGAAAACCTTTTGATGTTATATCGGTTCCTTTGCCTGAGAAAGGCAGGCTCACGGAGTTACAAAAACTAGTCTATGGGAAGTGTCTTGAACAGCAAGGGCAACGTTTTACGCCTAGTGCGGTATATGCCTTGGTAAAAGAGGATGTCACTAATCTTGGTGCTGTCTGTACCGCCATGCGTGGACTTTGTAAAAAAGGTTTGTTGATTAAGGTGCTGGATGGCGTGTATGCTCTTGCAGTACCAAACGCCGAATAAAAGAAAGCCTCGACGCGGTGCCAACGCCGAGGCCAAATTACTTGCTGAAGGAATTATAATATGTCCGATGTAATTTTATCCTACTCGTGGTCACGTCGCAACTCGCGAGCAGAGAAAAAGGATATAAACGTCAGAACCACTCACACGGCAACACTGGACGACCTGAAAGAGTTAATCCAGCCGCTCGATGCCGTTCGTGACGGAATTAACCCGAAGACCGCGCCGGGCTACATCACCGCCGCGTGTGACTCCGCACACAGCACCGTAAAAGACCCGGAAACCGGTGACTTTAAGCAAGCGCGTAAAGGCTTCTTCTACCGCTGCGACGCGTCTGTAAGCAAATCGTCGCTGGCGTATCTGGACTTCGACAGTGCGACGCCGGAAGAGTATCAGGAAGCTGTGCGCCTGGTTAAGCGCAGCCGCCAGGCGATGTGCCTCTATACCACGGCGTCACATACAGATGAGTCACCGCGCTTTCGTGTAGTCATGCCGCTGGCCCGTCCGGTTGAAGGGGGTAACATCATCCGTGTTCGTCATGGACTGCTGGAGCACTTCTTCAAAGGCATGGGCGCGGACCGCAGCGGATTCACTCTGTCGCAGCCGATGTACCTGCCGCCAGTTGGCTCTCGGGTTATCTGGTCGCGCCGCAATGACCTGCTTGACCCGGGTGAGCTACTGGAAGGCATACCGGATTACGAGGTGAGCAGCGCATCGGATTACCAGATACCGGAAGAACTGCGCACAGCGTTTACTGACGCGTTCGAAGCGCTGGCATTCGAGTACGGCGGCGTCATGACGCCCCGCGGCCTGAAGATGCCTGCTACACCAGAACACGCCGAGAACTACAGCGACCCGACGCCGCGCCCGGATGACTTCCTGCTATGCTTCCCGCGCGAGGGCTACGAAGCGCCGAACGTAACCATGATTCACGACACTGACATCATGGCAACCGAAGGCATGTCGCCGAAAGAGGTGTGGAAATACGCGTGTGATGCTACAGGGCTGCCGTTCAGTGAAGTCGCTGAGGCAATCGGCTGGGGTGCACGTGAATCTGTTTCATGCAGCCTCGACGACCTGGAAGATAACGAAGACTCAGAGGAGGACGAGTTACCGGAGCCGGTAAAGGCTGATTTCGTCGTTGAGGGGTATATGCCGTCGGATTGTATCTGGGATATCGTCGGGGAATCTGGCACGTACAAATCGTTCTATACGCTGGGGATGATGTATCTCAGCGCCGCTGGTTATCGCTTCGCAGGGGCAGACACCCAGCGTTGCCACCACTTCTATATTGATGGTGAAGGCGGTGCAGCCACACGTACACGTATTGACGCGCTCGCGGCTAAATACGGTTGGGAAGGTAAAGATTATGTACATGTCATCGATATGGGCGAAGTCGGCAAACTTAAAAGCCTGATTAAGTTAATGCGCGAAACTGCTGGCGACGAGCCAATCGGCATGGTTGCGTTCGACACCCTTAATCAGACCCTGGCGTTGACTATTGATAAGTTCGACGAGAACAGTTCATCAACGGCAATAGGTATGGGTAAAGTTATCGCCATCCTGAAAGAAGTGCGCGATGCGACTAAAGCCGCGGTAGGTGTTGTCCACCATACGCCGAAGGGTGGAAAGAAAGCCCGTGGCAGCGGGGCTTTGTATGCGGGCGTCGACGTGGAACTGACCATTGAGCGTGCAACCGACCGTCAGATAAACGTATACCACTCTAAATTTAAGCACGGGCCCCAACAGAAGACGGTTGGCATGGTGCTGGAGTCGGTACAGTTCCGTGAAGCGCCACCACCGAAAGAGTACCGTGCGGTTGAGTTCCTCGGTAGCACAGAGAAATACGGCACAATCGTAAACCTGGACCTGCCGGAGCCGCATAAGGCACTTGTGTTAATGCCGTGGGGCTTCGAGCCGTTCAAAACTGACGAGGAGAAAGAGCGGGAAGAAGGGCTGACGAAAGAAGGTAAAGAAAACGTAAAGAATGCCGTAAAACGTGGAAAGGATGAAGGGCGTAAGGAATCAATACTTGCCGCGCTGGAAGACCTGCAACAGTCAGACGACACCGGACGAGGTTTTACACAACGGCAGATAGTGGCGAATTCTGGCGACCACGCCATCACCAACCATCATCTCGAGAAGATGCTGAAAGACGGTGAGTTGATGCTAGGGTGCGATGTTAACGGTGAAGTTATACCGGGCACCTACCGGATACCGGAAAAGATGGGTGACAGATTAAGACCGAAGACAATATACGAACCGAATGAAATGCTGACAGTGACAGAGGAAGATTTAGAATAGGCAAAAAGAAAGGGGCGTTAAGCCCCTTCACCGAACGCCAGCCACTTGGCGTCTACTTGCAGCACTTCCGCCAGTTTAAACAGCGTCGCCGGTCGGACGTCCTGAGTTACCCCAAGTGCCAGCTGGTTAATCGCGCCCTGGGAAACGCCAGTCAGAACAGCCAGACGGCGCTGGGAGATGCCGAGTTCTTTACGGCGTTGTTCTACACGGATGCCTAGTTCAGATGGTTGCATGTCAATTACTCCTTAGTTAGTCGATATGTGAATAGTACCATATTAATTATTTTAGAAAAGCCCATTGACATCATGAATAGTTAGCTATTATAGTTAGCCCATACCAAACAAGAGGAGAGAAACAAAATGACTAACAACCGCAAAGCAAAGATTCTGTTAGGCCTTGATATAGCATTTGGGGCTAAAGAAACCGCACGCTATCGCGTAAGCAACAATCGTGTTGGCTTCTTCGACAAAGCAACAGGCCAGTTAGTTAAAACCGTTAAATATAAATAAACAGGAGATAAACAAATGTTGGAACAATTTCTGAAATTACTTGAACGTTTCGTAGTTGCCCACGAACTGATTGCTGCGAACAGCGCTAAACAAGTTGTTCAGGTTGCCGCGCCTCTGGAAGTAGAGACGGTAGTGTATACCGAAGAAGCGGTAGCCGAGTGCGCCGAAGAAGAAACAAAAGAAATCACGGTAGAAGGTGAAGACATCGTCGACACTAAACCGGCAGAAGAAGAGAAGCCGAAACGCAAGCCGCGTAAAGCTAAAGTAGAGGAGCCGAAGCCAGAGCCGGAAGAAGAGAAAGAAGAAGTTGATTATAAATCTCTGCGCGACCAGATTCAGGCTATCGACGATGCGATTAACGAAGGTCCTAGCGATGCCGCGTGCGATGACTCCGATGAACTGCTGGAAGAGTTCACCGGTAAGAAGATGAAGATTGCTGCGATTAAAGACGAAGACCTGGCTGAATACCTGGAACGCCTCACGGCAATCAAGAACAAGTATTTCGAAGAAGAATAAATATCCTGCGGCCTTAGGGCCGCTTTAACTGAGGGTAGGAATTATGATTTACCAACTCTACCGCGCCGTAGACAGGCGGGATAACACAGAGGCGCTATGGCTATTGCGTGCGCCGTCCGGTGCTCACCAGATGGAAGAGATGGCGTACTTAGGCAAAGTACCACGGCCTAAAGATATAGGCCGCCACGTGTCGCAGATTAAGCGCACGACATTTGCCAAACCAGACTTTTATGTCTTCGAGTCGATGTATGGGTGGGCTATGCACTGCGAACATAAAACTCGGCATTTAATTGACCA